GATATATCTTTTTATGTTTCTTATCGATAGCCACAGAAGTTAAAGAATCAGGATCTATTGAGAACCCAAAATCCATTCCACAAGAAGTCTGTAAGTTATCAGGATTAAATTCTCCTATGCTCCAATTCTCAAATACTACACCTTCTGCCTTTGCTAACCACGAACCAAGTATTGAATGACTGTATTTCTTAAAGTTATTATGCTTGATGTCTTCTATGCGTGCTAAGAAGCTCTCAGAGAGATTATCTTTATTATCTAGGTAGTTAGTGTGGATATAACATATATTGTCTTTAACACCATTAAAACCTGCTTCAACTCCTTTTGCCTCAAAGAACCTCTTGTATATCCAATGTTCCTTAGTTACAGGATTCAATACTAATATGATTCTATTCTGTACTTTCTTTTCTCTTATACTTAGGTCAATGGTATCAAAGATATTCTCATCTACTAATTCTTCAGCTTCATCAAGTACCCAAGTAGAAATACCTTGTAATGACTTTAGACTTGCAGTCTGATTACCTGCTGATGTCTTGATACCTCTAAATAGAATGTCTGATTTGTTTCCTAAGTTTATTACCTCTGCTTTGTTTACACTAAATGTATTTTCATATCCTAGAAGTCCTATCTTCTCTAAGAACTCAGGAATGATTGACAAGTGTGCTGATGTCATTGTATAACGTGTGAATAGGACTCTAACATTCCTAGACATAGTTAAAAGCGTTAGAAAGACTGTAACTGCGAAAGACTTACCTGAACCCCTACCTCCTGTTATAATAAAGTATCTAGCATCTGACTTAAAGAGTGCTGTGTATTTGTCGCTAAGATTCAGAGCTTATAAAGTTTATTAAAGGTACATTAAGACTTTCATCATTAGTAGTTACATCTACTCTTTGTTGAGGTTTACCGTAAAAGTATTCAAAGTATAACTTAACTGCCCATTGTTGTTTTTGCTTTATACCTTCTTGTAAAGCTTCTAGTGCTATACTACTCATTGGTGTTAAGTGTTCTATTAGCTTTTGTTCTTCTGCTTTACCTTTACGTCCTGCACCTTCTCTTTTTCCTCCGTGTTCCATTTTGAAATAATTTGATTAAACAAGTTGTTATATAATAGAAATTACTCGTATTCATTTGGCAGCATTAGTCTTATACCTAGTTCAGTTATTGCCCATATTCTTATTTGGTTTGCATATATCTCAAAGGCTTTGCTATCCATTCTAGCTGTAGACTTAACTACTTGGATTCCTACATTCCTATCGTTTATCTCTATACTATTCCATTCACTTGAGAACTTAACCTTTAGTAAATCGTGTATCTCATCAGGGAAGTAGCCTAGTTCATTAGATAGTGTTTGTACGATACAACTCCAGTAATAGTTATTCTGCATATTGCTTCTTGTGTTTCTTTGTTTCTTAACGTCTACTAAATAGTCATTCCCTAATTCCTTTAAATAGTTTATCAGGGTTTGCTTATCTTTATCACACTTTATCACGAACTTCATTAGTCAAAGGATTCATTAACCCCCCTTTCGCCTACTAACTTTTCTTTTGCTCCTGCCCAAAGTTTATCTCTCCTCTTAGTTAGACTTGGTTCTGTTCTTTGAAGTGTTGGTATTCCTTCTGTTGGTTCGCTATCCATATACTTACCGCATAAGCACTCAGCTTCCTTTGCTACCCATTTCTTATCTCTTAAAACTATTGTAGCCTTAGATAGTTCTTTAGTCTTTCCACATTCGCAAGTGTATAGTGTCATAATATCTTTAATTGTTTTTCTTCTTTGCTTATTCTGTCTGTTGCTATATCAAAATAATTAGCGTCTTGTTCTATTCCTATAAAGTTTCTGCTTAAGTTTTTAGCTGCTACTCCTGTGCTTCCACTTCCCATTGTAAAATCTAAAACCGTTTCGTTTTTATTTGTGTAAGTATTTATTAAATATTCCATTAATGCAACGGGTTTTTGAGTTGGGTGTACAGTCCTACCTAATTCTTTTGGGTAATCCATTAATGTTAATGGATATTTATAAGTGTATGTTTTTTTTGTATGTGTTTTGTTATTGTTTTTTATTGGTATTGCTTCACTTGTTTTTACTCCTCCTTGCTTTATTGCTTTATCTCTCAATATCATTTGCGGGACGTAATATGGCATTTTACCTCCATTTGAAAAAATACTAACGCACTCAACACTTTTTAACGGCATTCTTTTAGCTTGAACAAAGTTACCACCAAACTTTTTATTCCAATACCAATCATACTTATAATTCTTAATATTACTCATTCTTAATGCACTACTAAAAGGCTCTGAGCCAAACAAAACTATTGCTCCATTAGGCTTTATAATCCTATTTAGTTGCTCCCACATTAAATCAAAGGGAATAACACTATCCCATTTACAAGCAGTAGTTCCATAAGGCGGGTCTGTTATAATTGCATCTACACTATTGTCAGCTATTGACTTCATTACTTCTAAGCAATCGCCAAGTCGTAAGTCAATCATCTCTTTAGCTTATCAAGTTCAAACTCTAAGTGATTAATTGCTTTCTGTATGCAGTCAATCGGTGTATCGTGTTTCCTTTCAGCTCTTAGCAGATAAGTAACAGCCGTTCCTACATTATAAGATAGTTCAAAGTTATCACAAACTTTCCTTGCTTCATATCCATTCTTTCCTTTATAGTAGTCAGGTACTCTATTGTCTTTAAGTCCTAACTCATCTTTAGTCAGTAACATCTTTGGGTTTACTTTATTATCTTTCATTGTTTTGTATTTCATCTATTAAGTCTGAGTCAGTTAGTGTTTCTAACTTTTCCATATTCCAAAATAACTTATTATTTGTTCTGTTCTTTATTCTTGTTTCTATTATGCTCATCATAATAACTACGAAAAAGAAGATTGCTGTAAAGATTCCGAGTACTGTAAATATAATCATTGTTTTATTGTTTTAGTTCTACTTTATATTGTTGGTTTTTTAGTTCTTTAATTTCAATATCTTTTAATATCAAAACAACAGTTAAGAAAATAACCATAACTGCTAATGTAACTTTTTCTATAATATCTATCATTGTTTTAGTTGAGCTGATTACTATTTCTATTCGGTTCATTGTCTTTTAAATTGATTAAAAAACTGGACTCATTATATGTATTTACATTCTTTATAATTGTTTTTACCTCTACTATATTTACTTACATATACTTTAGTTGTATTGGGGAGGTAACCACACCCCCCCTCTACTACTCAGGTCTGAAAAATTAAAGCCTTTGTAGGTCTTACCCTATATTTATTATTAATTATTTCCTGAGTATTCTTTATATATCTTTTTTATTCCATCAAAGCAAGCTGCTATACAACTTCCACAATTAGTACCACTTGAGTATGAAGTGTTATACAGAGTATTGTAAATCTCTATCATTTTCTTCTTTGCCGTTTGGTCTTTAGCCCTTCCTGTTTTTAAGTCCTCCCAAAGTAATACAATCTCTGCTATTATTTCTTCAGGTATATCTGTTCTAACTTCTACTTCTGTAGTCTTACTCCAATATTTCTGAGGACATTCTTGAGTTGCTATCCTTGCTTTTACTTTCATAAAACATAAGCACCTCTTACATTGTCCTGAAGGCTTAAAGTAATAAACGCAAGACTTACAAATGTTTATTCTATCTTCATATATTTCTTTAGGTACAAAAAATTTATTCATATTATTCTTAATTGTGCTGTATGATTATTAATTCTTTTCATAGCTGATTCAAAGTATTCTTTATCTAATTCACAAGCAGTTAAATCAAACTTTAAATTGTGGCAAGCTATTGCTATACTTCCCGAACCTAAATGCGTATCTAAAATTTTATCTCCCTCTTTTGCAAATTTCATTAAAACTCTTTCATAAAGTTGTAAGGGTTTTTGAGTAGGATGTATTTTCTTTTCTGCACTTGTATTACCTTCTAAGTTTCCATAATATCTATAATCTATTTGTACTGCATTTTTATCGAAAGAAGTCCAGGCTAATTCTCCATCTGCAAAGTTTGGTACTGGATTTCCTTTGTGCCAATAAATAAAACATCTTCCACCAAAACCCCAAATAAAAGGAAAATAATTACCACCCCAAATAATTTGATTTTTACTTACTCTGAAAAGTTCTGTAAAATATTCATCATTAGGAGCTGTATTCCATTCTTTCTCTTGCGATTCCATCCTAAAATTAAGTATAGATGTTTCTTTATTACCATACCCATAAGGAGGATCGACTATTGCTAAATCAAAATGGTTATCATCATACCTATCCATTAATTTCATATTACATTCGTTACTTATTTTCACTTAGCTTATTTTTTAATTCTGTTCTTACTTTGTCTATTGTCGTAAACAAACTGTTTCTACTTATTCCTGTCTTCTTTGCTAAACTATCTAGCGTGTTTCCTTCATAATAGTATAAAGTGAAAACTTTAGCATCATACCAAGAGAAGCTATCTAAGGCTTCATCTATCTTTTCAAGGCTAGTCCATTGATAACTATTAGTTATGTCGTTAGGCAAGT